TATTTGACATTCAAAGTTGACGAAAATTCATGTGGATGTAATAATTCTTAAATTTTTAGATAATTTTTTTATTTCATCATAAAATTCCAATGTCTCAAATCTACCAAATGTATCTTTGTATCCTTTTAATGCTCCATACCATGCACCGGCTAATGCACCTGTACTGTCATTATCTCCAAAATGTAAACTTGAAAAATACACTAAACTTTCCCAACCAATATCTATTTCATCAACATCGACATTAATATCTTTTTGAGCTTTATCAGACAACAAAGCTGACAATAATGCATCTAATGCAATTATTATGACATCAATTCCATTACTTCCAAATTTAGAAAAATCTTTTTCAGGTTTATTATTAATTTGGGGACTGTATCTTAATAAAAATTCCCATCTGTTCAATTCAAATTTAAACATGTCATTACTATAAAATATTTTGTCAACTCTTTTTTCTTGATAATCTGCAAAAATATTTATTATAATATCTAAATCTTTTTCATATTTCTCATAATCATCTAATTCTTTTATTATTTGATTTATTTTATCAGATAGCAACAAATCAAGCAATTTTGAAACCCATTTCCATGGCATAATTTTTTGAATAGCAAAAGATGTAAACAATGCACTAATCATTGATCCGAACACTCCCAAAATATAATTATGAGTAAGTTGTCCAACTCTTGTTGAAACTTTAATTAACTCATCAATATTGTTCCAATAAAAAATACCAATTGGAATCGCTCTTATTGTAGCTCCGTTTCCTCCATATTTTTGATTATACTCAATTTTTATATTTTTTTTTAATTTTTCCAAATTTTCCAAAGTAACAATTCCAGTTCCTCTAATTTTATTTTGCAATTCAGGTATTGATTTAATATATTCATTTTTAATATTTTCTAATTTATTTCCACTTGCAATTAATCCCTTCATTGTTGCTAACATCATTAATGTATCATCAGAAGATTTCAAGAAATTAAAATTTGTTTTAGATACACCACCAATACACATTAATTGATGGTGAATTTTTGCATTTACGTTAAGAGCTAAATTCAACGAGTTAGTATTAAATCCGAAATTAAATTCCCATATTCCGTTATTATATCCTAAAGTTTCACAAAAAGAAGATAACATTATTATTGCTTCTGGATCTAAACTCATATAAAGAAATACAAGATTTAAAAATTTATAATGAATAATTTTGATTTTGATACATTAAAATTTAATTGCTATGATGTATTAAAAATTTCACCATCAAGTGATAATAAAACTATTAAAAAAGCATACAAAAAACTTGCCGTTAAATACCATCCTGATAAAAAGATTAATCCAAGTCAAGATGATTTAGACATTTACAATCAAATTTCTTTATCTTACGAAATTTTAAATTCAGAAATTTTAAAAAAAGATTATGATAATTATTTGACATCAAGAATTGAAAAAACATCATTTATTGATTTAAAAAAAGATTTTGATAAAGAAGAAATCAGTTCTTTTTTTGAAGATGAAAAAACATCAAAAAAAAAATTTGAATTAAAACAAATAGAACTTGATCAAAAACATGGATTTTCATCATTTGAAATCAAGAATTTAGAATTGGAATATGAAAAAATAATAAATGAAAGAAACAATATTAATTTAAATATAGAACTTTCTACTCATCAAAAAGATTTATTAAATCAAACTTTCTATAGAAAAAAAGATGATGAATCTATTGATCCATTTTATAACATGGTTACACCACAATTAGAAAATAGTCAGGTAATACAACATTTTACTGATAATGTAATATCAAATTATGGTTCAGTAAATAATTTATCTCAATTATATGTGGAGGATTCAGTTAATGATAAATATTATGCTTCTTTAGAATGTGCATTCAAAATTCAACCTATACCCAATTTTGATAAAAAAACTAAAAAAATGTCATTGGAAGAAAAAATGAACCATTACAAAAATTTTGATCCACATAAAACAAATTAAAAATTATCTATTATATCATCTATTACTTTTCTCATTAATTGTTCAAGATTATTTCTAACGTAATCTAAAGTTTGCATATATCCTTGATCAATCAATTTTTTTTTGAATTTTTTATTCATTTTTAATTTTACAACTTCGACATTTGTAATTTTAAGATTGATTATATTTTTGTGATTATTCAATTTATGACAAATCATAAAATGTGTTGTCATTCCGACAATTGAAGATAAAAATTTAACAATTGAATCACATTCATATATAGAATCCGAATTATTCATTAAGATACCAATTGTGGTTTCATTAGATCCCAATTGAATAGGAAAATTATCTAAAATTCCGCCATCTAAAAAAATAAATTCATTATGCTCACATTTTTGATCAGAGTTTGTATAAAATTTCCAATCTTCTAAATTTATTTTAACTGGAACAAAATATAATGGCAAACATGAAGTCATTCTACATGCTAAAATAATTGGTAAATTTGGATAATTTTCATATGATATATATTCAACAAAACCAGTGGAATAATTTGTTACTGAAACTATTAATTTCTTTTTTGTTAATTCGTAATGTTCTTTCATAGTCAAATTAGTTTTTTTTGTTTTTTGTTCCAAAAATTTAGTTAAAACAAAATATAATTTATCTCCAGAATCTAAACCATAGTTTAAAATTGTTTTTTCAATATTTATATTTGGAGTCATTATTTCAAAATTAAAAGATTCCGCAAAATAAATAAGTTCTGATATTTCGTAATTAATAGAAAGAAGAAAACATATTATACCTCCCATTGATGTACCAATTAAAGTATCTATATTTTTCATATCAATTATTTCAGAATCGCATAAAGCTTTTATAGCTCCCAAAAAAGCTATACCTTTTGTACCTCCACCACTTATACATAATGTATCAAAACATTTTGACATTAAAAATATATATTTTTTTTTGTTTAATTATATAATGATAGATATCAAAAAATTACATAAAGAAAAAGAAAAATTTAATCAAATTAAAGTTAAAACATTTTCGAAAATTTTAAAAAGATGTATAGAAGATATTGAAGATGCCAATAAACAAGAAGATGTATATCACATTATTTATGAAATACCCGAGTTTTTAAATGGTCATCCGTTATATGAAATTGAAGATTGTGCAAAATTTATAAAAATAGAACTGGAAAAAGGAGGGTTTAATGTTACTTTTATAAAACCAAATAATTTATTCATAAGTTGGATTGAATTACTTAAATAAATTTTTTAATAAATTCATAAAAATTAAAACACAAATTGCTATCAATATCATAACTAGAACTTGTCTATTATCTTTTGTAAATGCTTCACTAAAATACTCTACAACGTTTGATTTCGAAATTTTATTTTGCAAATTTATTATTTGTTGTTTATATTTTTGGCATCTCATTAGTAAATTTTTTATGTCTTTGTATGACATTTTTTTTTTTAAATGTTTTTTTGTATTAATTTCTGTGGAACTTGAATCAAATAAAGAATCAGAAAAATTACTTTCATTGTCTTGAGAAAATGTTTCAATATTACTTCCCCCCCAGGCTTCATTAATTAAAGAAAAATTTACCATCTTGGTATTATAATTTAAGAGAAAAAAAATTATAGTTTTATAAAAAAAAATATATAAAGTTATAATATATAAAATATATGAACCAATTGTCTTCAATAATCGAAAATAAATATGTTTCAACAACTCTTAGTTTATTCTTAGGTATGTATGCTGCTTTAGCAAGACCAGCTTTTCCACCTGTTCTCAAAAAATTATTTGATAACCCAATATTCAGAGTTTTTGTTCTCTTCCTTGTTGATTATTCAAGTCAAAAAGATCCACAATTAGCAATTATGGTTGCTGTTGCTTTTACTGTCACAATAAATTTGTTATCTGAACAAGAAGTCAAAGAATCATTCAATCAATAAATATTTTTTAATATAAACGAGATCATATTAAAAAAACTTATAAATTAATATTTTTATTTAATAATGTCAGATTCATCAGAAACTAATGTCATATATAAAGACAAAAATGGATCTAATTTACATATAATGAATAAAGAAGAGTCCACATCAACTACTATGCATTTCAATATGATAGCCAATCCCGATAAATCAAAAAATATTGTTCATGAAAAACCTGAAGAAGATTCTGAATCAATTGATTCAGATATGTATGGAAACAAAGATGAAAAATCTTCTGAATCTTCAAAATCATCTGAAACTTCATCTTCATCAAAATCTAAATCATCTTCATCCACAAAATCTAAAACACAGTCAGTTATTACTAAAATTGAATTTAATAAACCTAATGTTATGCCAACAATAAATCAACCTAATTTTTCAGGATTCACTCAACCACAACATCCACCTGTCAGTGAAATTAACCCAACAATCAAACAGTTATCACCATTAGAAATGAAAAAAAGAAAAATAGAATTATTAAGAAGTTTGGCAGAAATAAAAGAAAAAGGATACGAATTATCAAAAGAATATAATATTAATTCTAGTTTAGAGGAAATGGAAACAGAAGTTGAATTATTAAGAAGTTTTGCTAACAAAAGTCAAGCTATAAATTTAGGTAAAGGATTTTTGATTAATACAGTTGGTTTTTTCGAGTTTATGAATGAAAAATATGATCCATTTAGTTTTGAATTAAAAGATTGGTCCAAACAAGTTGCTTATGATTGTTCAGAACATGAATATGATGAAGTTCTGGGTGAAATTTATGAGAAATACAAAGGATCTGGTAAAGGCATTGAACCGGAATTTAGACTTGCTCTTCTGTTAGGAATGTCAGCTGCATCTTATCATGTCACCAGATCTAAACTAAAACCAAAGAATAATGATGAAAATAATCATCTGACTTCTATGGTGACTAAAATGGGAAATAAAGTTTTGAACTCTAGCAGTGGTTCGCGTTTTAAAACACCGGATGAAATCAAAATAGAACAATTAAAACTTCAACAAAAAGAAAAAGAAAGACAATTGAAGCTTCAACAACAAGAATTAATGATGAAACAACAACAAATATCACAAACATTTAATAAGCCAAATATTGAAATTAAAGGACCTAAAAATGTTAATGAAATTTTAAAAAAATTAAATGATACATATAAACCAGTTCAAAATGATACCGACTCGGAAAGAAAAATAAGTGAAAATTTAACTGATTCTTCAAAATCATCAAAGAAAGGAAGACCTAAGAAAAAAAATTCAACACTTAATTTAAATTTATAATTTATTTACTGCAATTTTTTCTGATAAATCTTTAATATTCTTTATTATTTGTTGTGTTGTGGTGATTGTTCTGGTATCTGTGGTTGTTGTTGATTCATAAACATCATCCGAATTTGATATATTATTGTTTGGTGTCTTTGAATATATTAATGACTCATTTTTTGGCATTTCTGATGATGTTGCTGAAAAAACTTTATCATTAACTTTACTATTTGGCATTTCTGATGATGTTGCTGAAAAAACTTTATCATTATTTGGCATTTCTGATGATGTTGCTGAAAAAACTTTATCATTATTTGGCATTTCTGATGATGTTGCTGAAAAAACTTTATCATTATTTGGCATTTCTGATGATGTTGCTGAAAAAACTCTATCATTATTTGGCATTTCTGATGATGTTGCTGAAAAAACTTTATCATTAACTTTACTGTTTGGTTGCGAAACAAATATATTTGAAACTGAGGTTTCAGAAAATGTTGGTGTATTAGATAATGATTTATTATTTATTGTTGATGGTTTTTTTGTAAAGAATGATGGTTTTTTTGTAAAGAATGATGGTTTTTTTGTAAAGAATGATGGTTTTGGACTGGCAGTTGGTGATTTTGGGTCAGTTGTTGATGTATTTGTTTTACCTAAAAAAATAGTTTTCACTGATTCATCATATTTTTTTTTTATTTCAGGTTTCATTGTTGAAGTGGGAGTTTCATTATTTGATTTGAACATATTATTAATTTTTCCAATAAATGTACCCACCATACCTCCATATTTTTCTGATAAATTTTTCATAAATTGATTATCTTCATAATTCATTTGAAACTTATCAAAATTTATTATAGTTGATCCACCAGTCATTACACTTAAATCATTTTCTTGGAAATTATATTTATTATATATTTGAAATAATGTTTTGAATTCATTTTTTGAAATAATGTCCATAATTAAACTTATATATATAATGACATAAATTTTTTTTATATAATCAAATTCTTTAAATATTTTTTTTGGTTATAATCTAAAGATGTATTACAGTATAATATTAAAATGACTAAAAGTAATGATCAAACTACTAAAGAAATAAAGAAAACAAAGAGAGGTAGAAAACCAAATAATGTCGTTAATGAACAAGTAACAAAAAAAGAAGATGATATGATAATTGTCAAAATGCCTTTACAATTATCAGATTTAGTGGAAGATGATTTGCCGAAAAACGAAAGTGAAACCGAAGATTTAGCACAAATATTTATTTCAAGTAATGAAAATGATAATAATAATGACAATGATTCTTTAATATTGAAGAAAAAAATTACAGAATTAGAAAAAATAATAAATGATATACAAAATGAACAAATTGGAGTTAAGAATAGAAAAATTACAAACACAAACTTGAAATTTAGTAATAATAAAAATAAACAAATTTCATGGCCAGAAAAAACAGATTGTAGGTGTTGGTGGGATAAATTTAAATTTTCGACATCTCCTGTGCCAATTCCTTTAATGAAAAAAGATAATGAATATGTTGTTGCTGATGGTTATTTTTGTTCATTTAATTGTGCTTTATCTTATTTATTAGATAAAGGCGGAAATAAATCACATGAACAAATAACTTTATTACATCAATTATATAGAACTATTTATGATAATAATGATAAAATTTATCCTGCTCCAGATTGGAAATGTATAAATGAATATGGAGGGCATTTAACTATTGATGAATTTAGAAATAAATTATTAAATATAAAGAAAGAATATATTTATTTACTACCACCAATTAAATCTTTAGTTCCACAGATTGAAGAATCAAACAGAAATGAAGTAAATGAAATTGATAAAGTATCATTATCAATTAATTCAATTGATTCAGTCAATTTAACAAAATTAAAAAGATCAAAACCTATAGTAAATAATAAATATCAACTCGATAAAACAATGGGCCTCACAATCAAAAAAAAAACGAAAAATTAATTTGTTAGTTCAATAAATTCGAAAATAAAAGTATCATCAAATAATTTTTGCAGTGATTTTTTTATATTATCAACTTCATTAGCATCATCAATAGTTAAACGATATTCTGGTGTCTTTTCTAATCTAATTTCAATATTAGAAAATTTACATTGAAATTTTTTTAAAATATCTTTAGTTTGATTTATACCATCATAATTTGGATTAATTAATTTAAAATATACAATATTAGGTTTTTTAACTTCTCCAAATTTTTTTAAAATTAGATTATTTAATTCTGGAAAAAAATAATTATCTTTTGCTTTAGAATATAGTAACTCACTTAATAAACCTTTTTCATTTGTAAATCTGATTATGTTT